GTGTAAAGACCGTGCCTTGTATTTGGCAATCATGGAAACGGTAACTCTTTATGAATCTGAAGGAGGAAAAAATAGGGGTTCAATTCCATCCATTGTTCAAGATGCATTGGCAGTTAGTTTTGATAACCACATTGGACACGATTACTTAGAAGATTACGAAGAACGATATGAATTCCATCACAGAAAAGAACAAAAAATTCCATTTGATCTTGAATATTTTGACAAAATTACCAAAGGTGGTTTATCTCCAAAGACTCTTACTGTCGCACTTGCTGGTACAGGTGTCGGCAAGTCTCTATTCATGTGCCACTTCGCTAGCTCCGTGTTGCTCCAAGGACGGAATGTTCTCTACATTACAATGGAAATGGCAGAAGAGAAAATTGCTGAACGAATTGACGCAAATCTTTTGAATGTTCCAATTCAAGATTTAAAAGAACTTCCAAAATCTGCTTTTGAAAATAAGGTTAATAGTCTTGCTAAAAAAACTCAAGGTACTCTTATCATCAAAGAATATCCAACAGCATCTGCACATACTGGACACTTTAGAGCACTTCTCAATGATTTAGAACTTAAAAAATCATTTCATCCTGATATTATTTTCATCGATTATCTTAATATCTGTGCTTCTTCTCGATACAAAGCAGGAAGTAACGTCAACACTTATACCCTTGTCAAAGCAATAGCTGAAGAAATACGAGGACTTGCTTGTGAGTTCTGTGTGCCAGTTGTATCTGCTACGCAAACTACTCGTTCTGGTTATGGAAACTCCGATCCTGAACTTACTGATACTTCTGAGTCATTTGGCCTTCCTGCTACTGCAGACCTTATGTTTGCTCTGATCAGTAGTGATGAGTTGGAGCAGTTGGGTCAGATAACAGTTAAGCAACTTAAGAACAGAGATAATGACAAAGGTTGGTACAAGAAATTTATGCTTGGCATTGACAGATCTAAAATGAGGCTGTATGATGTAGAACAATCTGCCCAAAATGAAATTCATGATGCTGGACACGATGACGAATATGAATACAAAGATAAAACAATCTCAACAATGAAAAATAAATTTGGAGGATTCAGTTTTGAGTAAAAGGTATAAATCTGAGGATTATTTTTCAGTCATTGAAACTAAAACAGGAAGAAAGATTTGCGATTGTGGAGAAGAAGAAGATGCTCTTATGATGGTGTCTTTTGATCCCAATAATCGAACCATCACAAGAAATAATTTTCTGATGGGACAAGTTGTTGATATTGAAATTCCAAAACAACTTCCTACAAATGAGGTTGTTCATATTCCAATTGAAACTGAACCTTTTAAACAGCATCAAGAAGAATGGATGGTCGATAAAATTAAAAAACTAAATCAAAGTGATCTAAAAGAATTTACAGGAGAATAAATTATGCCAATGAATACACAAGCACTTAATCAAGGTGGTCCAATTCCAGAACCCGAACAACTAAGCCAATTCGTAGAATTGCCAATCAATCAAAATAAAGTAGATCAAAAACGATACATTGAATTTGTTGACGCAGTTACAAGTGCAGAAAGCACTGATTTTGCAACTCTTCTCAAACGACTTACCGAACTTGAAGTTCAAGATGCAAATGTTCCCAAATTACTTACAGCATCACTTGGCATGAGTGCTGAAGCAGGTGAATTCACTGAGGTTGTTAAGAAAATGGTTTTTCAAGGAAAACCATACAGTGAAGATAATGTATTTCATCTGAAACGTGAACTTGGTGATATTCTTTGGTATGTTGCTCAAGCATGTATGGCACTCGATACGAACTTCGATGAACTTATGGAAATGAACGTTGACAAACTTAAAGCACGTTATCCTGGTGGTGAATTTGATGTTCATTATTCCGAAAATCGTAAAGAAGGTGATCTATAAATAATATATTCACTTTTAACCCTTTCTAAATAGTAGAAAGGGTTTTTTTATGCCAACTTTTCAAGATCCTTGGTTTGATATTTTTGATGAATCTGATGATTCTTATGATATAGGTGATACCAGAACCACAGACATTGAAAAAAGCATAAATGAATTTATTGGTGAAATAGATTCTGAAGAAGATAATCCTCAGCCTTCCAATATCATGGAAAGGTTGATAGAACTTCAAAAAAACTCTTCTTTGGAAACCCCACAAAATAACATGTATAAATTGATTGATATTTTGGATGATAGAAAGTATGGTTATCCACAACCTGGAGATACATTTACTTTCATATACATTGCAAAGACACCAAATCTAATTTATGATATGCATCCTGTTTCTACAATTACCAGATTAGAAAAAGGAAGATTTTTTGGTTACAATCATCATCTTGGAATGATACGACAATACAATGGAAAGGATGGTAGAATCCTAAGTAATTTCTATAAGATAGATAGAGATGAATTAGATATTGTTTTGTCCATAAACACTAAGTTATTATTAAAAGTATAAATGAAAAATTTTTCCAACTTTCAAACAGAAGCAAAATTCTCACTTGCCAAATTTCATGCAAAGCGATTGGATTTAGTTGGTGATGGGCATGGTGGGTGGTATGGAAAAAAAACTGGAGAGTTTATAGCAAAAACGAATGGTGGCAATTTAAAGTTCTACAATCAAGGACAACAATTGGGGAAAAAAGATCCCAAACAAGTTAGAGGAACTCGTAGTCCTAATAATATTGCTTCTGCTAATAGACCAAATAATCCACTTAAAACTGAAGAATATATTAAAGAAATAAGAGAAAGATATATCGCAAAGGAAATATTTTTAGAGGGTGATTGGATTGAAAGTACTGCAAATGGAATGATTGGAAAAATCATTCGTAGAGGAACGAATTATTTGATTTGTGTTACAGAAGATAATCAAATGTTCAAACCTTGGATTCATGATGTTATTGAGTGGACTAACGTTTCTGGTGTTCCTGCAGATCAAAGATTAGTTGGAACAGATGCATATCGAGAATATGTAATGGGATTGGTTGGTGTAAAGGATATTAGGAATTTCATAAATAAGTACAAAGCAAAGAAGGCAGATAACAAATGAAATCCTATCAGCAATTTATTTCTGAAGCTGTAAATATTGCTGGAGATTTTAATGGAAATCTCTATATCAACAGTTCTGAACCTGAAACGAGATCTGTTGGTGAAGAATACGTTGCTGATTTTGTTTGGGAAGGAAGCATTTATAGATTAGAGTTGGTGTCAAATGGAATGCCATCTAAATTAGATCTGGCAGAAAGATTGCAGACAGAATACCCTGGAGCAATTGTTCATCAGATTTATCCAGCAACTCAAAAAACAGACGTAAACATTTCAAGTACCAAGAGATATCATCCAGGTAAATTGGAGTGGTTATAAGTTATGGGAATTTGGAATAAAAATCATCAAGATTATTTGAATCAAGAAAGATCCCTCTTTGAAGTTTACATGAGGGCTAATAAACATGGAGAAATCTATGAAGATCTTGGTCAAGGATTTTCTGCAGATGCTTTTGGAAGATTAAGAACATCGCAACCATATACTCTTGGAGATTACAAACATCTTTATGCTATTGACCCAGATTTTACTGACGTAAAAGTTGGCACGGGAGCAACTGTTATTTTTGATGCCAATCAAGCATGTGCTATCTTAAATTCTGGTACTAGCTCAAATGGATATTGCATTCACCAAACAAAAAGATACCATCATTACATGCCTGGTAAATCTCAGGTAATTTATTCTACAGTTAATTTTGGAGCAGTACAGCAAAACGTATATAAAAGGACTGGATATTTTGATGATAACAATGGAATTTTCTTTGAACAAGCATCAGACGGAACTTTGAACTTTGTAGTTAGATCTTATGTGACTGGCATTGCATCAGAAAGAAGAGTTCCACAATCCCAATGGAATAAAGATACATTGGATGGGAATGGTCCTTCTGGATTTAATTTGGATATTACCAAAACTCAATTATTCATGACTGACTTTGAATGGTTGGGTGTAGGTAGAGTTCGTTGTGGATTTGCTATTGATGGTTATAATATTCTCGCTCATGAATTTTATAATGCAAATCACCTCCCAACAGTTTATATGTCCAATCCAAATCTTCCAGTAAGATGTGAGGTTAGAAACGTAGGAACACAAGTAGGTGCTGGTGGATCTTTCATTCAAATTTGCTCTACTGTAATGAGTGAGGGTGGATATACTGAAGCAGGTAGAGAATTTTCTCATACGACAAATTTACGAACTGTTGGAATTGGATCTACAATTCCTATCATTGCCATCCGACTTAAAAATTCATTCAAGGGATATGCAAATAGAGCAACTGTAAAACTTGAAGATGTTACTGTATTCAGTAATGGATCCAATGTAAAATATGAAGTCGTTAAATTGAGAAGTTCCGTTGGTATCAATTCAACAGGAACTTGGGAATCTGAAAATACGGAATCTGTTGTTGAATTTAATCAAAGTGCGACTGGAATCAGTTTGACTTATTTTGAAGA